ATGTCGTTTCCCGTCACTCCGACATCGAAATTTTGGTCTTGCCCCAGAACATTATAGCATTGGGGGAAATCGTCTCCGATGCGGAATGTCGGAACTCCCGTCGTCTGCAAACCTAAAAGCACCGAGATTCCCAAGCGATTGGTATAATTTATCGTCCACGGATACCCGTTCGGATATTTGGTGTAGTGCGCGATTTGCCTCAGCATTTGCAAATTGTATCCACCAGTGGTTGCCGCTGCGTTTTGGTCATTGTAGTCCGCCCAGCGCACCGAGTCTGCGCCAGTATTGTAAAGATAGATGATGTCTCGCGAGATCGTCAGAGGCGTGGTGCAGGCAACCAGAATATCAACACCGCCCACCGTGGAACCGTAGTTGCCGTTGACCCCGACCGCCCACGAGTTCGTCATCTTGGTGTCGTAATAAACTCCAAGCTCGACCCGATACCCCTTGGAGTGGGCGTAGTTGATGAAGTTGGTCAGCCCTTGCAGCCCCCCTACTGCCACATCCGTCCGCACGTCGAAATCACCATTGAATCGCGTTGGTTTCATCCAATCCGCGTCAAAGAAAATCCAAGGCTGGACGCCCATGTTTGTCACCGCTGCATAGAGTCCGTTGGTTTCCCATTTTAAAATCTGGTTGGTGAAGTTCGCGAGGCTCGCATTGGTGGTAACACTCCACCACATCGCCATATACACCTGCGGGTCGGTTATTCCTTTATTCCAAATATCCGGGCCGGAAGGATGAACACTTGCCAGCGCGGACGCATCTCCGCCAATGACGCCCAAACGACTACTGGCGCGTGCGCCGGTTGGTTGCTGATTCAGTCCCCAAGGGTTATAGGCGTTGTAGTGTTCGCCCCCCGGAAAATACACCGTGCCGTTGCTGTCAATCTGACTAAGCAGCACGGTTCCGGCTTGGTTGTAAGTTCTCACACCATTCGCGTCACCGAACACGCGCATGTAACCCCCAAAGTCATCAATCGCCGGGCCGCTATTGGTGTTGATGCCGATGGCTTTTCCGCTACTGCCGTAAATGCTGGCCGGGCTGGGAACGATGAGTGGGCCGACGACGTTTGTGGCAGTGGTTGCGGTGGTGGCGGTCGTCGCGGAGAGGGCGTTGTTTTGAGCAATAGCTGAAACAACTTGATTAGTGGTTAATCCTGAACCTCCACCGCCTGAGCCTGAGTTAGTTGAATAAAAAGAAACCAACGAATTTCCAGCAGAACCAAATGTTCCTTGGTCAACTGTTGAAAACATCCAACCACCAGAAGGAACAACAGCATACATGAAATTAGTAACATTACGCACACTTATGTTATTATTTACAAATTGAAAAAATCTAGTATTATTTGCGTTAGTAACATTGATAAAGGCGGCATTAGTTCCTGCACCAATCAAATAAGGATGAAATACGACAGCAAGATGTGGTGTGGTGTTAGTCCACAAAGTAGAATTTGGCGTTATAGCAACAGACTGATTACTTATTGCCGCCCCGCCGCCACCACCGGAAACCGGCCCGGTCCAAATAACACCAAAGGCCAGCATCGGACACAAAAACAGAACCGCGAATAGAGTTTTCATTTTTGACGTAAAACCGCCTGGAAGGTTGTATCTGACGCGCCAAGCGTCAGGGTGTTTGCTGTCGTGGAATTGCAGATCGTTACCTTGTCCAAGTCCACGCCGTAAAAGCTCCAATCAAACGAGTAGAACTGACCCGCGGTGACTGGAATGCTGAATATCCCAACCGTACCGTTGGCTGGCAGCGCGTTCGTTTGAAAAACCATGATGAACTGCGTAGTCGTGGTGTAGCCCGAGAGCGCATAAATCTTTGGCGAGGCCATCGGGATCACCAGCCGGTTTGTCGCTACGGTAGTGCCATAGACGCGCGTTGCCACCTGTTGCGCCGAGGCCACAAAAGCCAGACACAAGACGCAGATTGAGAGTAAAAGTTTTTTCATAAGTTTTTCCACGTTCGTTTGAGCGTGTTGGCATTGTAGCCAATCGCTTTTTCCACCTGTTCAGTCCGCAATGGTTGTTGCCCGCGCTTGTGGCGGTACGACACGTCAAAGACTTCTTTGATCGCTCTTGGCACTGCCACATCCACCGATTGCGGGTCAGGATGCGCCATGCTTCCGCACAGCCCCGGCGCAACCCCGGCCTTTAACATTTCAGCAAGTCGGCTCATTAACTCATTTGCTGCGCCAAGCCTTGAAGTTCTGCGCCTTCTTGTTCATCGGCAGCGTTAGGATTTTCGCCCGCTTCCTCACCAAGAGGTTTCCCATTAATCGCGACCGGCTGAATAATTGCCACGTCGCCCTGAATGGAAAGGATGGTCGCGTCAACCTGCATTGACACTGAATCTCCTTCGGCTGGCGTGTTCATCTTCTCGGTGTCATCAGGTTGGGCGAGCGAGGCAAGCGGCACTGGAATACCGCCAGCATCGGGAGACATCATTCTCGTCATTGATGGACTTCCGCTCATAGGCGGCATTGATTGCATTGGAGGCATAGTATTGATTGAGTTGTGGGCGGGCGCGAAACACCACGAAACGCGCCCGCCCCAGCACCCCATTATCGAACGTAGTCCCCAGCCACGACGTTGATCGAGGCGTCAGACCCGCTCGAATTGATTTCCAACAACAATGGCAAGCCGGGTTGTCCAACATAAATTGGAGCGCCACCCGCTGACAGCGTGTTGGTTGACGCACCCCAAAAGATGGTTCCAGCAAGCGCCTTCTCCGCAGTCGTAGTGCTGCAACGATAGATTTGATCGCCAGGTACAACCGTTCCCACCGGAGCAACTGTTACGCTTAGGTTTGTTGATGCACTCTGACCAGATGATTGCAGGATGCGTTTTTCATAAGAATCATCCGCATTGTGCCGGATGATGATTACGTCACTTGCACCAGAACTAAACCCGTTTGTGTTGTTCACAAACAAGGTCGTTGTGCTGTTGGTATGAGTGACCGTTGCCTGCGCCGTCACTTTGTAGAACTGAACTACCGCAGTCGCCATCGCGCTCCCGGCGTTCAATGCGCGGATGGCCGGAGCCCCGCCATTGGCCGACCGTTGCGAAACGACCGCGTAAGACAACTGGTTTGCTTTGTTGGTTGAGCCAAGCGCAAAAAAGTTGTCGTCACTGTACGAGACGATGACCGTCGCGCTGGCCGTGAAAGTCGCCAGCAACGCCAGCAACCCGATAATGTATTTCGTGTGTTTCATTTTCTTTCTTTCGTTAATTGTTGAATTGGTTTTGGGGCGTCCATTACGGACGCCCCGTCAGTTGTTAGACGTAAGTGGATTTGCAGCGCAAGACCACAAGGTGCGGGAAGTCGGTTGCTTCGTTCGTCCAGAGCAAACCGGCCTGATAGAACGCTTTCCAGCAGAACACCGTCTTTTGGTTCGCGGGATCGCTCTTGTCGGGCTTGTCCAACACTATCATGGATGGGGCGCGGGGGTCAGAACCGGCGCGCATGGACGACAACTTCGGCACACCAAACGCCTCTTGTCCGAGATAAATCACGGAGTAGATGTTGTTGGCAATGTTGTCGTTTGCGTCCGGCGAGTACTGACCATACGTGCCCGCCTGTTCGATGAACGGCGATTGCGCTTCCACGAAGTCGCAGCCATCCAACGTGAACTCAGTCCACTGGTCGAGTCCCACCTTCGGCGTGTTGTTGAACACCGCCGCGTTGACCCACGTTTGATCTTGGCGCAGGTCGCCCATGACTTCGGCAGGCAGAATCGCCTTGAACTTGCCGTTGATCATCGGAATACCCGGCTTGCCATTGATGCCGCGCATCCGAGTCATCACACCGAGATGAACCGGACGGGTCAGCCGCGCCGCCGCGTTGCTCAGGGCCGCCAATGAAGCGAAGTCGTTGGCGCTGTTCAGTGTGTTCTGGACACCAGCAAAACGCTCATAGCTCGTATTGCTGCCGTACATGGTTGTCTGACCTGTCGGGATCGGATTCGGAGTACCATCGGCATCAGCAGTCCCAGCCTGTGAACAAATCGCGTGCGAACACACGAAATCGAAGTCCAAAGCCGCATCGGCGCCCATTGTCTTGGTGTTGACCGCCAACGTGTCAAACAGGTCAATCGCCCGAACGATGTCCGAGACGCTAGAAACGTCGCCGCGCTGTTGCAGCATGATGTCCACGTAACCGATGGCCGCACCCGCAGTCTCAGGAGTTAAAGGAGTGCCGTCCGTAGTGTAAAGTCCGGTTGCAACGCTGCCAGTGGACAGAGCGCGCGGGCCGCTGGTGGCGGTGCCCTTCTTGGCCCGACGCGGGCGGAAGAACCGGATGGTTGAAGCTGCGGAGTTGGCTGGCAATTCCTTTGCCACACCAAACGAACCGAGCTTGAGGTTGAAAATCGCCGCTTGTAAAAGCTGACGCGAGAAGTATTTCTGTTGCCGATTTGCGAAATCTGTCGGCGATAAAGTTGTAATTGCTGCTCCCATAAATCAGGAGCGAAAGCTTTCCAGAACTATGATCGGCTCAAAGCGTGTTGGCGGAGCGCGGCTTCTTCCTCAGCATCAGTCGGGTTTGAATTCCCCTGTTCGACACGTTGAGAAGCACCAACACCACCACCGGGCGCAGTAAGCGTTTCCAGTTCCTTAACCTTCGCTTTTAATGCACCCAACTCTTTTTCCATTCCCGGCACACGAGCGGCGTCTGCCGCTTTAGCCACGTAATCCGCCACAAAATAGAACGCCGCAGGCGACTCGTTTGCATCAATCCCTTGCTGGGCAAGGTTCTGTAATACGGTTGCCATGTCTTTCTGAAACGCTGATCCCTGCTTTGCCACATCCGGCCAGACCTTTGCCGCTTCGTTCAGGTAATGCTTTTTGTGAGCATCCAACTGAGCTTTATGCTGCTCAAGGGTCGGGTCTGGATTCTTGCGCGCGTGGTCGGCCAGTTCTTTCAGCTTCTTCGCTGAATACTTTTCGCCGGATGCCTGCTCGCGCAAATCCTGAGCTTGTTTTTTTGCCAGTTCCGCCTCGCCATACTTCCCGGCATCTTCGAGTTGTTCAGCGCGCTTTTCCAACCCATCAGCCTGCAAAGCCAACTGTTCGGCTTGCTGCGTCTTGGTCGTGGCGTACTGCTCGTATTCTTCTGGCGATGTCTTTCCCTTTGCCTTGGCCGCTTCAAGTTGAAGCTTTTGCTCGCGTTGCGCTAATGCCGCTTCCTGAGCCTTTAACTTGGCCTCGGTCGCGTCCAGCGTGGCTTTCCGCTCATTGACAGACTTCCAAGTCTTGTCGAGGCGTTCGGCGTTTTTGGCGAAGTCAGACTGCTTCTTGGCGTTCGGGTCTGGCTGTTTCGTTTCAGTTTCGTTCTCTTTCGGGGCAGCGTCGGGCTTAATCTCAGCCGTCGCTGGTGTGTCGGTCGGTGAAGAATCGGGTTGTTTCCCGCCAGTGTCGCCCTGAATCGTTGCCGACTGTTGCAACTCGCCGCTTTCAGTCTGTTCAAAGGTTTCTTTCGGCAATGCTGGCTCGGAAGCTTCGGCAGCTTCAAGCCTCGCCATTGCGTCGGTCACCGTTGAATCGTTTTCAAAATCTACTGGCATATTTCGTTATGTCCGAAGGTTCAGCGGTCCCGATTCGGACACGTCGGGCGCTGTAATGTTTGGCTCTTTGACAAGTGAGCCGCTTGAAATCGAATCCTCACACCCAAGATCAATCAGGTGTGACAAAATGTTGTTTGCTCCCTTGAGACTCGCGCATAGTTTTTGGGCATCCCCATTGCCTTGAACTCCCTTGATGTGATCTTCCAAAAGCTTGTGCCGAATATTTTCGACAAACTTACGACCAGCCGGAGACGAAAGAAAAAACTTCGTAGTTACCATGTCCTGATGCAGCCATTCGCTCTTGTTTGGCACATCCGAAAAATCAACCGCCTTGAGACGCTTGTAGAGATTGGAGTTTTCTTCAAGAATAACATCAAAACGGGTGCGTATTTCTGATAAACTAAGATTAAAATTTTTCGATTCATTTTCGTAGGTATTGCAAACAGCCTCAAGCTCTTTTATGCGAGCAAGCTCTTTGCGCTTGAAGATGTTGAGCAGCCAGTTCATTTCTTTTTCTTGCCGATGGTTCCGCTGAGTCCATGTTTTGGATAACCCATGTCTTTAACGGGTTCAGTAAAAACCTCGATCTCAATCTTGGATTCCTGAACTGGCTTCTTCGCTTCGTGGTAAGGCTCGTCCTGAGTATTCTTCCAGCCCGCCTTGACCAAATCTGCCGCGTTCGATACCGCATGAGATTCAGACATCGCTTGAATCTCATCACTGTCAGCCTGCAAAATCAGAGACTGAACCACCAACTTGGTTTGTCCAACCATCACAATCTGCCCCGGATTCGGCACCACCGGCAATGACACAAGCCGGGAATGTTCCTGCTTGGTGTCTTGCGAGAGGATTGAAAGTAGAATGTTCAACGCGGTTTATTTCCCATGTTTAGCGTTATCTGTCAAGCGTCGGTTGCAAATCATGGCCCGGTCGGTGGTTGTGGCGGAGATCCCTCTGGTGGGTTCATTGGTGGTTGAGCCTGCCCGCTCGTCGGGTCCATCGCTGTCAATGCCGCCTGAATCTCTTTGGCGGCGGCTGGATTCTGTTTCTTCAACATATCAAGCCGCTGGGCAATGTTCATCTGAATCCGTTGCACGATCTGCGGCGGCAACATGATGCCCATTTTCTGCGAGTTGTGCAGGTAATCCACGTCGCAGCGAATACGAGTCGCGTGATCCTGTGAAGCCTGCGGTTTGATTTCAAACTGAGGCTGGGTCGTCAGCAAAACAATCTCATTGGCTTGCGCCTGATACTCGTCGGCAGCTTTACCACCCATGCCTTTGAATCCTTCTCGGGCGGCCTGACCATCCACCGCGCGCATGGCCCGCTCAACCCAATAGTCCGGGTCAGCGTTCGGCAACTGAGCAAACGTGTTCATCAGGGTTATTTCCTTCTGAATCCGTAAGCCTCGATTCCACGCATCAGGTGAGCCATCCGGCGTAATCAAATACTTGTCGTGAATGGCTTGCTGGGGAAGCGTCCGCATTTCTGTGGTCGCAAAGAAAGACCAGTCGCGTTCGTTGAACTGGCAAATCATCGCCCAACGATGCCGATGAATCTTGATTACGTCCCGACGTACAATGTCGGCTCCGTGGTTGATCCCAACTTGTGCCAGTGCCGCGATGTTCTTGGCTTCTTCCGCGGTGATGGGTTTCCCGCCGGTCTTGCTGCCCTGCGCCGTACTCGAGGTTGAAGGTGTCTGGCTGATTTCCTCAGAACGTCCGCGCTCAAATTGAAGCAAATCAGACCACGGCATTGATGGCGGGGAGAACTGAACCGACGAAACTCCTCCGGGCGTTGGCAGATACATGCCATCCTCAAGTTGTAGGTTCGCCATGTTCTTGATCGGCGCATCTCCCGTCAAAATCCGCATGTTTGCAATCGTCATCGCGTCCGCCCACTTATTTTCAATGAACGATTCCAACTGCTCTTGAACATCCAACTTCTCTCCGAGTCCACGCGGCGAATACCATCCCTCGTCCTTCACTTCCATTTGGAATGAGTGGAACGGCAGGCTTTCTTTGTTGCCGTACTTGTAAGGATTTTGATGCGTCTTGCGTAACGGGATTTCCGGCGAATTCGGAGAGTAATAAGCGATGTCGTGACCGGATTTAGTCTTTACCCAATGCTCAAATATCAGGATGTAATTCGAGTTCTCAGTGTGCGTAACCCCTTCACGCAACTGAACCTCTTGGTTGTAAAGTCCGATGGATTGGAAATCGCGCGTGCCGCGAATCCTTTTGATCGTGTCAGGCGAAGTGTCCCAACGCTGGTCAAGCTGACGATAAGCCGCCACTGTCATTTGCCGGACATGAATCCATTCGTCCGCATCCTCGAACCCATTGGCCGAGTAGGGCATCAGCAGGAAGATTGGATTCACCGCCTCATCAATGACTTTGTAATCGTTCGTCGGGTCAATCGTACTTTTGATGATGCCGCGACCGAACAGGAGCATGAAGTAAATCGCAGTCTCAAACTTGGTCAGCAGCTTGGAGTTGTTGCGAGTGTCGAAGTCGTAGAAGTCTGCCGCTGCGTCCGACATTTCCTGAACCTGTTGGGTAAGCGCAGTGAAGTTGCAGACCCGATCCTCGCCAGTCAATTGACCAACCCAAAACGGTGTTGCCCTTTGTATGGCTCGGTCAATCGTCTTTGAGTGAATGTCCGCTTGCCACTGATACTTGGCGTCTCGACGCGGCAAACCATCGTGGGCCATCGCGTAATAACGTCGCCACTTCGTTTCCGCTCGAAAGCGGTCGTTCAAGATTTGCTGGGCCGATTGAAAAAGTTCGTTAGCCACCGGAGAAAGGTATCGTTATTTATTGTCAGTCTGTCAACTAGAACCTGTGGCCGGTTGCCATACGCCGAGCCTCAGCAATCGAATCCTCGTTGCGCTGCCAGTGGTTTGTAAGGATGTCCTCTTGCTGTTGACCGAATCGCGATGGCTTCATCTTGGGGGCTGGCATGAGCGCCATGAAAAATGCGTCGGCTTCGTCGGGAGACTCGCCGCAACGCTTCTTGTAATCCTCTTTCTTCTCAATCTCCAACTGACCTGACGAGTTCGGACGAGCCTTGCGCCCGAGGATTTGAGCTTTCAAGTCTGGATCGTCAGGGAGAATGACTTGGCAGGCTTTGATCTTCTTGATGCCTTCACCCCACGCTTCGGCAATCTTGTTGCGATAACCCTCTCCGAATCGTTCCTCCGTCCCACCGTGAAACTCGTTGATGTCCCAATCAAGCTCGCGCATCCGTTGCACCATCGGCAGACCCAGCCCGTCTGCATCGCCAGACACGTCATCCGGTTTCAGTTGATGCGACTTCTTTAGCTCGATGAAGATTGACAGGAACTCGCCAACTGCCGACATCGTATCGCGCTGCACCCATTTCCGTTTCATCTCGACCTTGTTCCCGTTACGATGACAACATACGTTCTTGTCCCGGCCAGCAGCAAAGTCACAAGCGACATGGTTGTCGCCACGAATGTAAGGAGGTGGATTCTCGAAGCAGCGATCGTACTCTCCGAGCGAAATCATCGCATCGGCTACGATCTCGGAGAAGTTGCCAAACACCGTGGACTGGATGAACGGATTCGACTCCCCGTGCTTGTCAATGAGCCGTTGAATGTCGGCACGATTCAACCACCAACCATCTTCGGTCAAACATTCCAGCCGGGACATCTTGTGATGCGTGTAGTGCTTGGCTTGGCTCGTTTCCATCTCGTAGAACGGCCCAGCAGGATCACCGGGACTTCCTGTGGCAAGAAACCAAGTCGGATTGCAACGATCCTCGGCAGCTCGGCAAATCTCAGGACTCACACCCTGGCACTCGTCAATCGCGACGAACAGAGGACGATCTTCGTCTTTGTGGTACCCTTGAAAGTAATGCTCGTTATCCGTCGAAATACCCGAGTAAGCATCCGTCCAGCCTCGATTCTTTTCGTCGTAACGCTTTATCGAAGTCTTTTGAAAGTCCCACTTGCGGGGATCGAACAGGTGAGCGTAAGAATTCAGCGCCGGGAGAAGCTGCCCCTCGACTTGGCGAAATGTGCCAGCGGTCGAGACGGCCACGGCCCCGCGAATCTCAATTGCGTAAAGTATCGCAGCGCACAACACACGTCTGGTTTTGCCCGTCTCGTTTGCGTTTCTGGAAACAACCCTCGAACCATCCTTTGAGAAGATGTCGCGCAAAACAGCCTTCTGCTTCGGGTGCAGCTTCATCCCGAGACGGAATTCTGCGTAGGTATCTGGCAGCGACAATCTAGCTATGAGCAGAGCTTTAGCGTTATCTTCGGCACTGAGAGGTTTTGGGGACGCGCTAGGATTCGATTTAAGCGACTTTGATTGATCGTCCGATATGACGGCATGGTCTGACATTGAAGATTGGCCTAAAGCTCTTTGGCAATCAAAGCAGCGGCAAGAATCATTTCGGATGGAACAAGCTGCGATCCGTTGGGTCCGGAGACTTCGAGAACATCGGTCGGCTTGCCAAATCCATACGCAAAAAAAAGGTCAATGCGCTCCGTATACAGGTCTTGGATGCACTTTTTGGGGTCCTGGTTGAAGAAAGAAAGGACGTGATCTTTGAGAAGCTTCGTTTTCGGCCTGCCCTTGGGATTGTTGGTTTGGCCTTTCTTGCAAGGCCTTAGGTTGGCAAGGCTTCTTTGACGCTTGACATCTTTTTCAGAACCCCCCTTATGAATCCCCACAGCGAGTTCTTTGATTGTGTCTTTGTTATTTGCTTCGCCCACAGCAGACATTTAACGCTAAAGGCTCAGTGAATCAAGAGGTTTTTGTGATTGAAAAGTCAGGGCGATAGTCGCATCCGGCGCAGAATGATTTCCACGCGAGATGTTCGACGGCTTTGGTTGGGTGGATTCCGAGGCTCATGCCAGCGTTGAGAAGCTCGGCACGCTGTCGAGCAAACGCCAATCTCCTCTGGTTCATGGCTTGCTCGTGGTCATGTCGGGCTTGTTTTTCAGTGGTTTTCATAGGTTG